GATAGGCTCGTAAACTCGCCTAATCAAATAATATATACCAATATTATAAAAATATATTGTTAACATAGAATATAATAAATCCATAGAACCATGTATTGAGTGTGTGCGACTTCGTCGCAATAAAACGATTAAATTCATTAACTATTCACATTTTATAATTTATATAATTATAAAATTTGGATATTATAAAAATGTTCCTACTTATAACAATTTTTAAGTTAGTAGGATTTGAAATTTGAAAAAAAAAATCAAAAAATATATTTTTAAAAACGTATCAATGTGAAAAAAGTTAAAAGTAGGAATATTTTTATTTATTTACATTTTTCTAATAATTCAATTATTAATTTTTCAGGTATTCTATATCGTAATAAACGGTTATTACCTCCGCTTACACAACCTTTTCTATTTTTATTATCAAAATGTAATCTGTGAATATCTCTTAATGCTTTAGTATTTGATAAAACTTTTTTCCCATCAATTATTGAATAGCCATTACCCAATATTATTTTATGTTGTTTTTTATTTCCTATTTGAATTATATTTTCACAATCTTTTTTACATAATTTAGGAATAAAATCTTTTATATTAGTCCAAAATCTCGACTTTTTTTGATAACCCCAATTAGAATATTTGCAATAATCTATATCATAAAAAGTATTATATTTAGAATAACTATCCTTAATATAATCTTTCATTTTTCCTGTAGCTGGATTTTCAATCCACCAATATTTAGGTTCAAAATATTCAATAATTTCAAATATTTTATCTACCATTGGTTGTCCTTTTAATCTTATTTCTTCTTCTAAAATTTCTTTTGTTATAATTTCCGTTGGATGAATTGCTTTGCATTTACGACCGATCCAACAATTCCTTAATTTGGACCAATATAAACAAACTGGTGATGCTGTAATAATATCAAAATCACCTTTTTTAAAATTTTTTTTATAATCCCATGTCATTATATCTTCTTTAATGTGATTTTCTGATATATAATCATATATTTTTGATTTGGCTTGTAAATCACGGTCTAAACTGACGATTTTATGCCCCAGTTTATCCGCACAATATCCGACACTATGTGTTCCACTAAAAAGTTCTAATATTTTCATATATATATAATATTAGATTACATATATATTAAAATTCGTTTTATTTTAGAAAGTAACAGTATTATTAATAACTTTATTTTCATTTGCATTACTATTTATTTTATATTTTTTTTCAAAGTAATATTTTTTATTATATACTTTCTGTCTTCTACTATATTTTTCTTTATTTTTTTCATAATAAATTTTAGCTTTTTCTTTTATTATTTGTTTATTTTTTGCATAATATTCTTTTTGATATATTTGTTTTTCTTTTTTATCCATATATATTTAATTAGATTTTAAATATAATATATTCTGGACTAAAAAAATAATAAATATAGGTATTCAATATTTTTTTAATATAAATAATAACTTTATTCATTATATTAATCAAGAAAAATTATATCTCTATTAAAATTCATTTTATAACAATAAAAAAAACAGTCGAAATTACAACGATTATTTTTCTCAATTCCATCTTTTATAAATTGTATTCTTCTTCTGGGGATCAGTATTTGTAATTTATCATTTGCAAATAAATTTCTTATATATACAGTATTTATCATACTTGAAGGACATAATATAATAAATGGTTTATTTAATTCTTTTAATCTTGTAAATATTTCTTTTTTTATGGAAAAAGGAGGATTATCTATAATAATATCATAATTTTCGGGCTCATAAGTAAAAAAATCTTTTTTTTTATGAATTATATTAAATCCTAATTTTTTAAAATGTTCTTTCTGTTTTCCATCTCCATAAAATGGAGACCATATCTTGTAATTATCAGGTACTAAATGAATTATACTTTCCCAAGTTTTTAAATCTGTCATATAATCATCATGTTTTAAAAATGTTTTTGTATGAAATCCAGCCATAATATATATATATATATACTATATATTTTTTATTAATTAATTTTACAAGAATATATTTCTAATTTATATTTAGTATGGGTAATTTTATATCAAATGTTTTTAATGCATTTGAATGCAATAGTGAATGCTCGATTCATCATGAATTACATAGTGAAATTAGTAATGTTAAATTTTGTGAAATGAATTTAACACAAAAAGAAATTAAATTAATAAACAAAATAATAAAAAAAAAATCTAATATATCTTAATATGTATCAAGAAGATTTACAAATAGAAAAATTAAAAGAAATTAAAGGTGAAGGTAAGCCAAAAAGAAAACCTCCTAAAAAAAAACAAGAACAGTTATTTGATATGAAAAATAAAAAAAATAAACCAAAAACTAAAAAAAAAGTAAAAAAAAAGAAATATTAATAATATAAATATTTTCTAATATATTATAATATATATATGACATCAATAATTATAGAATGTAGACAATTAAATGATAATACTAAAGTCATGGATAATGGTGATTTTATAACAACATTAAATGAAAATATTTTATTAGAAGAAGGAGACCAAATATTAATTAGAAATGGATTTATTGATACTGTTCCTATTAGTAATGAATTTATAGAATTAGTTGAAGATTATACACTAACCGCACAATTTATATATTATCAATATAATTATTCTAATGCAGGGAAACCATTATATGATAATTTCGCTTATATTGGAATGCATCGTAATCCACCAGGTAGTGGATCACCTCAAAACACAGAGGAGGGGCAATCAGTACATGGATCAATTATTGGTAATATTGCAAATTTAACAAAACAACATTTTATAAGTACTACAGAATTTGCTATTTATGATGCTATTATATTTTTTAGAGATGATGATGGAAAAACGAGTAATTGGGGAGGTGTTCCATTTGAATTTCATTATTTTAATTTTTTAGGTGTAGAGGAAATATATCATGGTTTTCTTCCAAGTTTACCTAATGGTGATTCAGAAACTACCGTAAATATCGGTAAAATACTTGCTAATCAAACAGCTGCAAGTCAACCATTTTTAGTTATTACTCCACAAAATGTAATTAAAAGTCGTGTTGTTCCAGATTATAATAATCCTGCATATTTCAAAAGTGTGCCTGTTAGTCAAGGTACATTAGTTTTTGAACCAATTGTTGGTACACAATCAGGAACTATTCCAAAAGGTAAATACGCCCCAGAAGAAATAGCATCAAGAATTTCTAAAATATTTCAAGAAGCAATTCCAACCGGTCCATTTGATGTCAAGGCATCAAATAATTTATTAATTAGTAGTGGCACAGACACACCAGACCATAAATTTATTATGAATGTAAATAGTGAAATTTACAGAGATGAATTATTAGCAGTCGGCGGTAATTATAATGATGTTGATATATTTCAGACCAAAAGTTGGAATCAATATGTTCCAGTGTATAATTATAATAAAGCTGGGAATAAACAGTTATACTGGGTTGGAACATCTCAATTTGATATGCAATATGACGACCAAAGTAATAAATTCTTTATTGAATATATGCATATGCCTTATTATGGAAAAGCAGAACCAAATATTCAAACTCCAGAGATAATAACTATATCACAAAATGACCATGTTAAACATACTCCATTTCCATTAAATGCATATCAAGACAATAGATTTTATACAAAGGCAAATTCAGGTATAGCTTTAACAAGTCTTATTTCTAATCCTCCTGGGTTTTGGGACGAGATATGCGGATTTGATTTAACTAATCTCACAGTTCAAGCAAAATATGAAACTTTAGATCCAGCTATAATGATTAATGCCAATGAATTTTTGATTAATAATCAATTATCTTTTATTCCTTATATTGATTATAAAGAAGGTAAAAATATTACTGCTCCATTTTTAATTAATGATATGAGTGTTGCAAAAGATGCGACTTTTGCTGAAGAGCCATTATCAGTAGTAGGACAACAAATAGAAGTTGCAGGAATTAATAGTATATATGCTGATAATGTAATTTTAAATAATATTAATGAAAATGCTTATTATTTAATTGAAATAGAAAGTAAATTTAAAAATAATCTTTTAACCTCTGATTTTGGAAATATGAAAAATGTTGCAGGAATTGCCAATACATATTTTAATAGTTCTAATTTTACCTCAACAAATAGTGCTGATAGTTTTATTTATCAACATACAGGAGAACCTCAAATGTTACAATCATTCGGAATTAGAATATTAGATTCAACTAAAAATTTAGCATCAGGATTAGGAACTGATAATACAGTTTTTCTTCAAATAGTAAAAGCTCCTAAAATACCTCCTCAATTAGAAAGTAAAGAAGAGAAACAAATTAAGGGGGCTCTTCGAGAACAGCATATGTCTAAACAAAATAATTAAAAAACATTTAAAAAAACATCTATTATATTATATATAGTATGTTAGAAAAACAAATAGAAAATGATGAAATTATTATTACTGAAAAAATAGCATTAGATAAAGATTTTATTGCAAGACGAAAAAAGTATCAAGCAAAATATGGAAATAAAACAAAACATTGTGAAATTTGTGATAAATATATTAAAACCTTTTCATGGCAAAACCACAATAGAAGTAAAACGCATAAATTAAAAAAAGAAATTCAGGAATTAAAATGTATTTTGATTTCAAAAAAATAAATATATAGTTTTTTTTAAACATCTATTTTTTATTTAAAGAAAAATTATTTTATATATATATATATATAACATGATTTCAAATAATTTTAAATTGCAAATTAAAACAACTAATTTTAATAATATAGTATGTTATGAAGACATTGATATTAGAATTTTAGATAAACTTTTAAATTCTGATTTATTATCAAAGACATTTTCTGATAAAATGAGAACAAAAATATATGACAATGAAAAAACACAATTATTATCATACAGAAAAAATTATGATAAAAAACTTAAAAAAGTTAAAGTAACTTATACAAAATCAAAATCATTAGAAAATATTGGACGTGTTTTACCACTTCGAAGTTTAGGTTTACATAATATAAGAAGAGAGATTAGACACACTTTAGCAAAAAATAAATATGTTGATGTAGATATAGTTTGTTGTCATCATGAGTTATTACTTCAATTATGTAAAAAAAATAATTATCCAACCCCAAATTTAGAGCATTATGTAAAAAATAGAAATATTATGTTAAATCATGTAATGGATAATTATAAAGTTGATAAAGAAAAAGCAAAAAATTTATTTATTAGATTATTATATTTTGGATCTTTTAATAAATGGAGTAAAGATAATAAATTAGTAAATGTAAAAATAACAACAGAACTTCAAAATTTTTACAATGAATTAAAAAAAATAGGTCAAAAAATAGTAGATAATAATAAAGATTTATATTTATTAGCAGAAAGAAATAAAAAAAATGAATATTTTAATGCACTTGGTTCAACTGTATCTTATTTTTTGCAGGAGATTGAATGTAATATTTTAATGGAAATGTATAATTATTCAAAAGATAGAGGGTATATATTAAATAATAATGTTGTCTTATGTGCTGATGGAATAATGATAGAAAAAAAATTATTTGATTTAAAATTAATAAATGGATTAAATAAATATATATTTGATAAATGTGGATATGATTTATCTTTTAAAGTTAAAGAATTTAATGAAGATTATTTATCAGTTTTAGATTCTCATATTATAAGTAATGAAAATTTTGATATTTCAGGATATCAAATAATTAAAAAAATATTTGAAAAAGATCATTTTATGATAGAAGATCCATTGATGTACGGTAGAACATATAAAAAAGGAAAATATTTAGAATACAGCTTATATAACAAAACTGAATATAAAGATTTAGTTAAAAAAAATAAATATGTTTATCAAGAAATAGTTGAAACTGAAAATGGTATAAAATATAAAGATAAAGATCTTTTTGAGGAATGGATAAGGGATAGTAATATTAGAAGTTATAAGAATATTAATTTTATACCTAAATTAAATGATGAAATAAATGTTGATTATTTCAATACATTTCAAGGATTTGAAGGAGAATTTATAAATGATTATACTCATAATGAAAAAGCAATAGAATTATTTTATAAACATTTATCATTATTAACAAATCATAATAAAGATAGTGTTGAATATTTAATTAATTATATTGCAGATATTATTCAAAATCCAGATAAATTACCAAGTGTTGCAATTATGTTTAAATCAAAGCAAGGATTTGGTAAAGATTTGTTATTAGATATTATTAGTAGATTTATCGGTAATAAATATTTGTATAGGACTGCAAATTTAGAAGAAATTTTTGGAGGTTTTAATCCAAGTATAAAAGATAAAATTATTTTACAATTGAATGAATTAGAAGGTAAAGACGGATTCAGCCAAAAAGAAAAAATTAAAAATTTAATTACTGAAGAATTTACAAATATTAATGAAAAGAATATTAAACAATATAAACAAAATAATTATTTGAGAATATTTATTATGAGTAATAATATATCACCATTAGAGATCCCTCATGATGATAGAAGATTTGTTGTATTTAAAGCACACTTTCAAAAGCCTGATAAAGATTATTTCAAGCAATTAGTAGACCTTAAAAATAATGATGATGATATTAAAACATTATATGAATATTTGAAAAATTATAAAATTAAATTAGATTTGAGAAATGATAGACCATTAACTGATGCATATAAAGAATTGCAGGAAAATTGTACTAATCCAATTTATAATTATTTGAATGAATTATTTATTAGAAATAATATTGATGAATATTATGATGAAGAAGAATATAAAACACATAAAAAAACTGGTAATATATTAATTAAATCAAATGATTTTTATCAAAATTATAAAAATTATTTATTATCGCAAGATTTAGATTTTATAAAAACTAATTTTAAAACAATAAAAGCTTTATTAGCGGATATTGGAATAAATAAGAAAAAAATTTATATTAATAAAGAATATAATGATTATTATGTTTTTAATAAAGATAAAATTAAAGAACATTTGAAACATATGAATTTAGAAGAAGATATATTAGAATATAATGATGACGATTTTGAATAAATATATTTGCAGGATATATATATATAGTTAGAATCATCTAATTATTATTACTTTTGTTAAAGAGTAATAATAATGATTAAAAATGATCCTACTTATAAGAATTTTTAAGTTAGTAGGATTTGAAATTTGAAAAAAAAAAATCAAAAAATATATTTTAAAAAACGTATCAATCTGAAAAAAGTTAAAAGTAGGAATATAATTCTTTGAATAATTTAATCATCATCTATACAGATACCATAATTGCTTCCATTATGACCTTCCTGATTAAATGTTGTGTTCCACAACTCCCAAGATTTTTTTTGACATTCAAGTGATTTAATATGTTTAATATAATCATTTATTAAAACCCTACTTCTGCATCTATAACATTTAGTTTTTTTAATTCGCTTATCTTTAATATTTATTTGATTTTTTAAATAATTAGATTCTTTATTATTCATTTTATTAATATATATATAAATTATATATTTAAATAGTATCATTTTTTAACATCTTTTTAAATTTACAATATATACATATATCTCCCATAAAATATTCTGTAATCATTTTACAATCATTGCAATATTTCATTTTATATATATATGTAGAAAAAACATTTAGTTTTTTTAAACTATAATTAATTTCTATGTTATAATATATAATATAGATGTTTGGATATATATATAAAATATACTGCAAAGATCCTGAAATAAAAGAACATTATATAGGTTCTACAACTAATTATAAAAGAAGAATGCGACAACACAAATACAGTAGTAAACATGTATTTAATAATCACACTAATTTATATGATTTTATTAGAAATAACGGATCTATTAATAATTTTCAATCTGAAATATTATTAAAAGTTATGGTTAATGAAAAAAAAGATTTATATGAAATAGAAAAACAATTTATAAAAAATGATAATAATTTATTAAATAAATATATTCCTAATAGAAATCAAAAAGAATATTATAATGATAATTATGATATTTTAAAACAAAAAAGATTCATTAAATATCATAATAATAAAAAAGAAATATTATATAAAAAATCAAATACTATGATAAATTGTCCGTGCGGTTCTATATTAACTAAAAATCATATTAATAGACATTATAAATCAATAAAACATTGTAAATATATTAATTCCCAGCAAGACCAAAACCTTGACTGACTTTAAGTTGTAATGCTGGTAATTGAGATTCTGGATCTGGTCTTTTTACTTTCTTACCAAAAATTGATGCAAAGAATGATGCGATCGCTAATCCTCCTGCAACTAAATCACCAGCCACATCTTCCGGTCCACCTCCTTCAAGTTCTGCTGCTCCTGCTTTTTCTGCTAATTTTTCAGCTAAACTTTTACCTGCTGTTTTTTCAGCTTGAGAACCTACATCTTCTTCAACACTTGTTTTAGTAGCATTCTCTACATCACTTTTTGCTTGATTGGCAAGATTAGTATGAGTATCTAATAAATCTTGAGTATCTGAAACATTTTGTTTAGCATCATTTAATGTATCTTTTGCATTATCTAAATCATCTCTTGCATCATTTAATGATGACCTGTCATTAGCATCTGACACCTGCTGATTTAAACTTGTTCTTCCTCCAGCCTGTGCTACAGCTCTTCTTGCATTCCCTTCTACTATAGTCTCTGCATCTGAAACAGCTTGTTCTTTACCTGCTACATCTGCCGTAGCATCTGCAACATCACTTTTCGCATCTTCTAAATCTGATGCTGTTTGGTCTCGTTGTGCCTCTGCTTCTTGTTGTAATCTTTTTAAATTTTGTACTTCTTCAGTATCTCCTGCAGGTGCTTCTGCTTCTGGTTCTGCTTCTGGTTCTGGTTCTGCTTCTGGTTTTGGTGCTGGTGCTGGTTTAGGACCTTGAATTTTTTCTAAAATTGAATTTAATCCTTTTTTAACTAAACTTTTAGTAATACCATCTTCATCTTCCGCATTTCTTAAACCTGCTTTAACTAAAGCTTTTTTACCTAATGTTCCTAATGTTCCTTCTAAAACTGGGACTTCAAAAGGTAATGTAGCACCTTCTATTTTCTCTCGAACTTCTTTTTCTTTATCAATAAATCGGTCTGCCTGTTCTGTAAGAGAACTAAAATTAGCATTTCTAATTAAATTTGCATTACTTATCGAGTCATTATAGCTTTGAATATTCTCCATGTTTATATTATTTATAATTAGAAAATAATTATATAATTAAAATATTTTTCTAATATATTATAATATATAATATGAAGATTTACAGAATGAAAGATAATACTGA